GATTGCTTCTGACGAGCAATACGCTGCTCCAACATACGAACCAAAGCAGCGAACGGATTAGGACTAGACATACAAACCTCCGCTAAAGAATGACTACACCTAGAACGCAATCACATACTATCACGTTCCACGTGAAACACAACCTATTTCTTCGCAGGCTCAGGAGGAACAGGAGGCGGAACAGGAACAGGCGGAGGAGCCGGAGGCTCCTCGCCAGGACGCAATAGTCCATACTTCTTCATCTCATCCCGATTAGCATCATCGGAACACCACGCCACAAACTTGGCGGGATCATGACTCAAACGAGCCCGCAATTCAGCGGGCATCTTAAGAAACGAATCCTCAGCATTCACAACAGCATTAACCGCCGTCTGGAAATCCTTAAACGACGTGAAATCACCAGACATAGGCGCACGAACAGTCTGAGGAACAACACCAGAAACACCGAAACGACGCACGATAACATTAATATCGGCATCATCCTTACCGGACTGAATCGTCCTATCTTCACCCTCAACAACAGTACCATGCTCCACAGTCGCCGCATCCATATCATAATTATACGGCGAACGCACAAACGGCGGAATAAACTTAGCCATAACCGCACTCCTATAACTGTAGGAAAAAAGCAACAATTCCGAAAAATTTTCGGAAACCTCACCTCACTTTAAAATCGCTTTAACAATAGCAATCCACTTAGCAGCAGGAACAGTCTTATAAAACTCAGCAGCAGCTTCCTTCTCAGGAATACCAGCCTTAGCAGCTTCATTCATCAATTCCTGATACTTCAACACAAGAGGACGCAACTCCTCAATATCAGAACGAGACTTCTGCATATCATAAATAGCCTTCTCGGCCTCACGCGCAAGCTTATTCGTCTGAATCATAATCTGATCCGATTGCATAGCAGCATTCTTACCAGAATAAGGCACCTGCGCCTCAATCAACTTAGCCTCCGCTTCCGTCTTACGAGTCTGAGCCTGAATCTGCTTCGCCTCTACAGCGCTCGCAACGCTCCGCGCAATATTATTAACAACCTCCGGAGAAACCTCACGCTCAACATTCGCGCGACGGTAAGAAGGCATATTCGCCTTCGCAGCCCCCGCAGGGGCAGCAGCGGAACCAGACGCAGCAGCAGCAGACGCCAAAGGCGCAGACGGCGTACTAGCCTGACCAGTATAGCCCAACATAGGATTAAGACCTGCCGCCTTAAGATCCGCCACATGCCGCTGAACGGCAGTATTAGACATACGCTCCTCAAACTCACGAGTCTTAGTAGCTTCTCCACTAGAAAACTCCCTGGACAAACCAGCTTCCTTAGCATTAAACTCACGAGAACGAACAGCCTCAGCAGAATTATACACTTGAGCACCCAAAATCTGCTCACGATCCCAATTACGAGCCTTAACTGCTTCCGCAGAACTCCAATCACGCTCCTCACGCGACAACTGAATATTCGCGCGATTCGCAGACTTAGCAGAACTGGAACCGATAGCCGCACCACCAATAGCACCAACAGCAGCTAATCCACCAATAATCCACGGCATAAAGCCTCCTTAAGATACGCATCACAACGAAGCGCAAGCTCCTCCGGAGAAATACGCTCCTTAGTACCCGGATGGAACTGCAACGCAACCATCCCAGAATACAAACACATCCAAGCAGTAGCCTTATCCATGAACAACCTCTAAAAATGATCAATCAAACCAGGGACGCTATACAACGGCATAGCACGCGCCACACGCGACGAAATAAAACCATCATACAACAACTGCTTACCAGTAGAAGTAACAGCAAGCACACGAGCAAGAGGAGGATTCTCCTCAATAAACGACTGATTCAACGTAGGCGCAGCAGTAAAATTCTGCGCAAGATGCCACGGATCAATCGTACCCGCAGATGTAGAACGAAACAAACCAGTAACCATAGACGGCGAATAACGATATTCAGCCCAACGCTCCTGATAACCAAAAACAAGATCATCATCAGACGTACCACGAGCATAAATCTCACGCCGCAATACAGCCTGCTCACCAAGATTCGCAAACACAGGAAAATAAAAATCATAACGCGTAGAACGCGACCACAATTTACGCAAACCCTGCTGATACGTAAGATCAGCACGCACACTCATCAAACAAATTATATAACCATGCTCAGTAAATACCTGAGTAAAACCGCTAAAATCCAAACCGGTGCCCATAGCACCCAAGTTACCCAATGGAGTAGTACCACCAGTAACGCCAGTACCTGAAGTCTGAGCAATAGGATTAACAGTAATAGGCGATGAACCACCGCCAAGATACTCCGGCCTCTGCAAACGAGCATCCGGAGACAACACACCAAAATGCGAACGAATGATCTCAGTATAACGAGTACCACCACGAGCATCACGCTCCAATAACTTCTGAATCTGAAACGACTGCCTCAACTGATTAATAGTCGCCGACGTAGCTTCCGAAAGATCAGCAAAGATAGCCGGACGCGTACCCGCTCCAGAAGCACTATCAACACGAACAATAAAATTCTCAGGAAACTCAGTAGCACCACCGTCCCACGATTGCGCAAACGGATACGTAACAGAAGAACCCGCAAGAGTCTCCTTAACATTCTGCGCATTCGTGACAATCCCAGGAGGAGTTCCCACAATACCGATTCCCGATACAGGCGCAGACGTACCAAGAGGTAACGTAACAGCTTCGCCCTTCTGCGGAAACGGCAAACACGACGTAAAATAATCATGACGCTTCCCTCTACGCAACAACGCATAATCAGCAACAGCATCAGGACCATCATCCACATTCTTAACAACCGAATCCACAAGATTCTGATCACGAAACCACTCATTATAAATCAAATTATACGCACGCAACGGCAAAGCATTAGCCGTAATAACACCAGCACCATCAACTTGCCCAACAGTAGGCAAACCAAAATAATCGAAAATAGTAGAAATCGGAAAACCACCAGCGGCAGACGGAATAGTAGGAATAGTAAAGTCAATAGTATCGTCAGGATCATCCTGCTCACCCATAAAACGCTGCCAATTAGTCCACAACAACCGATTAGGAACAAAGAAACAAAACATATCAAGATGGAGATTATCCATCACCGGAAAGATTGGCGTAGCCAATCTACAAAACGAGGTAATACGCATAGACCACGCATCACCCGGCAATACTTCCTCGCAAACAAGCGGAACAAGATAGCCAGAATCAAAAGTAGTCTTATGCGACCTCTCCATAAGAAAAGACGCACGAGGAATATCAGCACGCGGAATCATAGCAAAATTATGCAGATCCGCTGAACGATTCTTAAACATCATCTTAGCCATAAAATTACTCCTAAAAAAAACCCAGGCCACAAGCACCTGGGTAGCGGTAAACGCAAATTACTTAGATATCACACAATCCTTACCAACCGCGATAAGACGCGGATGAGGAAGAAGAGTAAACAAAGCAGTCGCATCATTATACTCGCCAAGATGGTACAAATCAAAGTCTTCCGGATGCGCAGACAAATTGTCATGCTTACCATCCTTGGCATTAACAGCATCACCAAACGAACGCACAGCCTGACCTGTATGCTGAACAAACCACGGAACACCAAACGCATCCAACGCACGATCACGAACTCCGCAAATGACATAAATCATTTTAAACTCCTTAACTTAAACGACAACTTAGCCTTAGCACACTTCTCACGAACAGCCAACCGGGCCTCAGTATTATCATCCTTACGCATTACGGCCCGTTGATAACGCGAATACTCCAAATCATCAGAAAGAAAATTCGACTCAAGCTCCAACAACTTATCATAGTACTTAGGCGGCTTCATCTCACGACCTCTAATAACGATACGATCAAGAGGATAAACTTCCGCCTTATACTTCTCAAACCAATCATGACCAATCCCAGGCTTTAAACTCATCTGGGAGAATTCAGGAACACGCGCATAAATCTCACCAGTAACCGGACAAACAACTTCATAATGGGATGCGGCACGTAAACCAGTGACCTTTTTACAAATATAGCGCGCAACATATCCTGCCGACTCAAAAGTAACATCACCAAAGGACACATTACCTTTGCCCCACAAACTCTCCAAAGTGAGGGACGTATACAAAGAGGAACCATCAGAACTCTCACCGATCTTACGGCGATCAGTAAAAAAAACACCAAACAAGCATGCATGATAATGAGGACGTAATGTTTCATCACCGTACTCCCCGCACATATAGAAACGAATACGATTAGACACAAAATGCCTACGCAAACGCTTCATAAACAACTGAAAATGACGATAATTAAGAGAATAATCAGACGGCAAATGCTCATCCGAATACGTCAAAGTCACAAACAAACTATGTTCATGCAATTGAGACTCATGAACACAACGAATCGCCCACTGACGTGAGCGTTCGAGCCGACACCCTACGCACTGCCCACAAGGCAGGGAAAGTTCGGCAAGGTGGTCCTGGCCTCGCCTAGCCGCGAAGACGATCTCACCCGTAGTGAGCTTCCAGGCCGTGAGGGGCCGATAGCAGGCCACCGCTGCCGCTCACAATCGGAAACCACCACGCATGGGAGGAGGAGCAACATTCGCATACTTCGTCCTACGAGAACGAGACTTGAACGACCGAGCAGCACGAGACTTATTAACACTCTTGCGGTACATGACAAACACCTCCAGATTTAACAAACAGGGCCTGGAGACGAAACGTCACCAGGCCCCCAGAGTAGACACCGGGACGATCCCGGTGTCACCTAGCACAGTTACATCAAGTAACCACTGTGCTACTTCTTACCCGGACGGAGCATATCCTTCTGCTTGGAATTCTCATCCTCCACACGCAGAAAGCTCTCACGAGCAGCAGCAAGCTGCAACTCCGAATCAACAACCGATTGCTTCTGACGAGCAATACGCTGCTCAAGCATACGAACCAACGCAGCGAACGGATTAGGACTAGACATATCAACCTCCGCTAAAGAATGACTACACCTAGAACGCAATCACATACTAT